AATCGTGAAACGGAAATCGAAGACATCGCTTACTACAATGGCAAGTTCTATTTTGCAGTACTAACTCAAAAGCCAAACAAACGTCACCAAGTAGATATTTATGTAGGTGACCCAAGCCGTGAATATGAAAATTCTATCAACACGCAAAAATTAGCTAGCCTTGATTATCTAAAACTAACTGGTGGCAACGTAACTGGTGCAATCAAAATGGCTAACAATACCTTAATTGAGGGGTTCAAAACAGATGGTCATGGCGTTGGTATAGCTAAAGTATCTACCAATGATGGCATTGAATATGGCGATGCATCTGTTAATGTGTTTATGAAAGGCAAAGAATTTAAGCACTATGACGGCACGGATAGTTTTACAGTTCTAACAACTAAGCACTATGGAACTGCAATTTACAATAAGAAACAAATTGATGATGCGTTTGTTAAGAAAGGTGATGTAGGTTCCGTATCTAATGGTGCTAATAAACAAATGACTATCACACATCCACTATTTGCAGATGGTGCTACAGAATGTGGTGATTGTTCATTTATTAGCGTAGATGGTAAGTGGTTTATCATTGATAGCTTGCCGAAAACAGATGCTAACTTAAATTCCATTCTTAAATGCATGACAGACAATAACATTGATAAGTTTGAGTTTGGATTTGTATCGCATTACCATAGCGACCACATCGGAAACTTTGCAGAACTTATCAAGCGTGGCAAGATTGCTAAAATGTATTTGCCTGATGCGGAGAAGACCGCAGTTGAGGGTAGATACGGAATGACCGCAGAGGTTTTGAAAAATATTGCGAATGGAATTAAAGATGAATGTACTTCTAAAAATGTTCCTGTAGAAACTATTACTCCACAAACAATCAACTTTAATGGTGCATCCATTACGTTCTATAACTGTAGTGATGATGATTACAACTATTATCGCTCCATCAACAACGATGATTACAACAACGTATCCGCATGTTTAGAGATTAATTATCTAAACCGCACCGCAATATTTGAGGGCGATAGTAATTATAGTGCTATGGAACGAAATGCAATGCGAAACCCAGTTAACGTTGATTATTTAAAATCTAATCATCATGGAATTTCACAAGTACCTTTGAGTTATAGAAAATTAAACCCTAGGGATGTAATGGTTACGGCTACACGGAGTTTTGCAAAAGAAAACCTATATGTACAAAACTATCAAGCTACATTCTTACAAATGGGGTGTAATTTGTATTTGCTAGGCGATCAGATTGTATCACCTAAAATTACTTACTACGGCAACGGACATATTGAATACAACAGGGAATTGCTAAGAGATGGTACTGCTGGACAAGCAACTTCACTAGAAATATATGTAGACCGCAACTATACTGGAACGCTACGAACTGGTGATGTACATTCTCCGTTTACGCATTTGGCTGATGCGGTGCGGTTCATTAACAACGCTAAACACTCTACAGTTACAGTTAAGATTAGCGCAGGTGAATATACTAGACCAGATGATATGGGCGATATAGATAAAAACCATACCGAACTACGGTTAAGGAATATTCACAATAAAGTAATCTTCACAACTAATGGTAGCGGTACTGCTAATCTACCACCTATGGTTATCGAGTTCTGTAACAACATTCATTTTAAAAACGTATCATTCCTTGGTACAAGTGCTAGTGATAACCGAAAAATCCAAATATTCGATACAACTTGCACGTTTGAAAATTGTAAGTTGGATAGCGTGAAACAAGCCACAAATAAAGACGGTAACAATGTAGTCATTCAATCACAAGATGATAGTATGTTGAAATTGATTAACGTAACATTTGTTAGTGGTTGGGCTGCATTACAAGTAGCAGGTGGTATGGTGCTATTAACTGGTACAGAAAATCATTGTAATACCAGTCATGCATATGTGCTACAAAGCGGTGTTGTAATGGTAGAAACACCATTTACAGAAAAGAATAACGTCAATAAATTTGATGATAGTTCAGCAAAAGAGGCAGGGCAAATCTATTTCAAAGCAGTTAAGAATACAGCTAGTATGCCTAACAACTTAATGGCAGGAACAATCGTTCCGGCTAAGAATAGAGATTTCCCACAAATTACACAATTCGTACAAATGAAGTCAGGCAAACTAGCAGACTTTGTGTACTCATTGGCCAATATTACCGAAACAACTACACCAGTATTTACTGGCCAAATTGGTTACAACGGGGAAGAGGTGTATTTTGGCATTAATGGTAAATGGGTAAAGATTAGTAATTAGGGGGAAGTAAATGATTGAGGTTGTATTAGCACCTTTCATTGTTGAAGGGTTTAACGTAGCAGAGGCGGTGCGAATATCACTAGCTATATTTACGAGTGTTGTGTTGGTGTTTGTCGATACATTTTTGCGTGTCTTAGTTGAGGCACGCAATTTTAATTTAGCGACCAATAGAGAACTAACCATTAAGAATATGTTACTTGCGATTATATGGCGAGGATGGGCGAGTGTTGAAGTAAATGGTAAACAACGCAGATTTCTAGTAAGCGGAAAGCTAAGGGCAGACATGACTAAGAAGTTAGTTAAGTCTTATCCTTGGATATTCCTCTTATCGTTCATTCTGTTAACATTGCCTGATGTTGACATTCCTATGCTAGGTAGAATTGATGTGTTTCTATCTACATTGATGTATCTAGTGCCTATTATGGTTGAATTAGCATCTATTGTAGAGAATATGATTGAACTTGAATTTGTAGAAAGTGTATGGTTTCAACGTGCAATGAGTTTGGTTAAAGAGTTGATAGCGTTCGTAAAATCAATAAAGGATGCGATTAAATGATTGAAAAAATTAGTATTCGTGAGGTGTTAACAATCCTCGTCTTAGGGGCGGTCAATATAATGGCCGTCCTTTATGGTTATAACGAATTGGCCATGAGTATTTCCTCCGGACTCGTTGGCTATTTAGGAGGACGTGAATCAAATAGAAAGGAGCAAAACAAATGGAACTAGGAAAATTAAGTGCTGCGTATGAAAGCAATGGAGACCCAGCTATTGTATCTACAGGCGAGGGAGACTTTGGGGGAATTTCGTATGGTGCTTATCAGTTAGCAAGTAATTGCGGAAGTGTAGATGCGTTTCTTGGTTGGGGCTTACGACAAGAAAATGGATTTTACAAAGATTATGCAAGAGCACTTCAAGGTGCAGGGCCTATTAACTCCGATGAGTTCATTAGCAAATGGCAAGAACTAGGGACTGTGGATCCTAACGGGTTTATGGAAATGCAGCACGACTACATTAAATATGCTTATTATGATGTGGCGTGTAGTGAATTATCCAATAAATTATTTGATGTCAATATCCATAGTCGAGCATTGCGTGATGTTGTATTTTCTGCGGCCGTTCAATATGGCCCCGGTGAAGTTGTTAATCTTTTTAAAGAGGCAATGCAATATGTTCCGGGTTGGGAGCCTGATTGGAACTTATCTTATGTAAACGATATTAAGTTTGACTGGGATTTAATTAATGGTGCATATGAACAGCGAAAGTTGCATCCATGGAACTATGAAGGTAATCCTAGTTGGTTGCGTGAAAATCTTGTTGAACGGTTCGATGCAGAAAAAGCACAAGCATTAGAAATATTTACGCAAGAAATGCAAGAAAGGGGTCTATGATGAGCCTTTGGACTTTCAGGGTATTATGTTACCTAAAACGACATAAAATTCTCATAGGGGGGCTAATTTTAATTATTTTAGCTATTGTAGGGGTGTCTATATATAATTCACATCAGGTTGAAAAGCCTGTGTTATTAAAACAGGAGCAAGTAAATGATCCTGTAAAATTGGCTAATGCTATACATATTACCAAAGCTGAAGCTCGGCAAGTTGTTTCCAAAATGGAAACTGCTCAACCAGCAGTCACTTATTATGTACAAGCTCCTACGGTGGAACAGGCGGCCAAACAAACGCAACAGGCTATCAAACGTGATGACCCAGCATTGCCTAAAGCAGCTACAGAAAAATCTGATAGGACTGCTATTGTTGCTAATACAGACCAGCAAAAGGTAGATGTATATAAAATCAACCTAAATAAGGCACATAAAATTAAGGCTGGTGTGACGGTATTAGACAGTAAAGCCTATGAGACGATTGGCTATCAAGCAGGTAAAGTTGAAGTGTTGGCACACTTTGACGGACAGCATTTTGAAGGTGGCAGCGTTCTATATACAGTAAAGGAATGGTGATCCAATTATCTCCGAGTTGCACGGTTTGCAACAGTCAACTAATAGTTTATTATTGGAAGAAAATATTATGAGTACACTATATCTTGATGACGATATGATGCCGTATGCTGATATATTTCTAAAAGCGATTACAAATATTGAAGCCTTA